GCCCTCGAAGATATCTACTACTTACTATATAACAACTATGTCGAATTACCAAGACATTGCTGTTGAGTTTGCACAAAGCGTGCCTTCAGAATCCATTATTGCAACATGGGTTGAGGATTTTGCTTATCAAGGCTTTGACGCTGCTCAGGTTTTGAAGCTCCTTATGGAAAGAGGTGGAGACAATTGGAAGGAAGATGCCAGGAAGATGATCATCCTCTCACTGACTCGAGGCAATAAACCATCAAAGATGATTGAGAGAATGTCTGAATCAGGAAAGAAGACTGTGACAGCTCTTGTTGACAAATACAAGTTAAAATCAGGGAATCCAGGGAGAAATGATCTAACCTTATCTAGAGTTGCAACCTCTCTGGCTGGATGGACTTGTCAAGCTGCATCAGTAGTTCAGGATTACCTGCCAGTGCCAGGATCAGTTATGGATGGAATTTCTCAGAATTATCCTAGAGCAATGATGCATCCTAGCTTTGCTGGCCTAATTGACCCAAATCTCCCAAAGAAAACATCTGATGATCTTGTTGCTGCCCATAGCCTGTTCATGGTCCAATTCTCTAAGACTATAAATCCTAGTCTGAGAGCTGCTAAGAAAGAAGACGTGGCATTGACATTCCATCAACCAATGCTGGCAGCCATAAACAGTTCCTTTCTCTCAGGGTCCCAGAGGAGATCTTTCCTTAAGAGCCTGGCTGTTGTGAACGAGAATCTGGAGGTGGTCCCATCAGTTGCCAGTGCAGCAAGAGTCTTTAAAAACAACTGAAATCTGACCTGCTGCCATGGGGTTGTCCTGATTATCCTTTATTTTAAATTTTGACAATTTAATAATTCACTAAATTTTATTAATCAGAACATTTAATTACAAGGGGTGTAATTTACCTAATTACAAGACAAAGAAACTAAAACAAAAAACATAATTAAATCAAGATCTAAATTGGCCAATATTGCTAATAATCAATTGGAATTAAGGGTTGGGGAAACTGGCAGTGTCAATCACTGTCAGTGAAGTCTGAACCCCAGAAAGTCTCTTCAGCTTCCTGCCTTTTCATACTTGTATCAAATTCATCTTTAGCTATTCCAAAGTGGGGCTCAGTGGTAGAAAGCAAGAATGTTTCATCAAATTCTCTGATTAACTTCAGGAGTTTAGAATGTGGCTCATCATAAATCAGGTCATACTTATATGCTCTGAGTAGCCTAACACATATCACAGATGCACACTCTAGAAATAGGTCTCTGCCAGGGTACTCTCCTTCAGGCTCTCCTAATTCCATTGCCTCTCTCAATATTTTCTTGTGGAAAAATACAACACACCTATCAATCTGTGTGACTTTAGATGCTCTCATTATGGAAGTCATTGCAAGGCCTTTGTACTCCCAAATCCCATAATCATCCTTCTTTGCTGATAGCTTAAAGAATAGTAGGCTAGGATATGAATAAGGCCATGAAAGAGCCCTTTTTATATTTGGTTCATTATGTTTTAAGCAGTCAGTTACTTCTAAATCAGCAATTTTGCTAATCAAAGAGGAGAACTTAGTGGATGATTCATTGGACACCCCAGGCTTAGCAGGACCCCAGCTAACTGGCAGCTGATTGAAATCATAATAGTCCCTGAGCTTTGATCTGATCCCAGGGACTTGAGTGAAAGAGGTCACAGGAAACTCTAAGCAATCATATAAGCTTATTGGATCACGATCTTCCTTGCAATAAGGAACATAATCAACTTGAATTCTTCTCAGTTTATTGACTGAGAAAGAAACAAGTGGATAGTCTACCGCAAAGAAGTTCATTATTATTTGATAAGCTCTCGAGG